ACTAAAGTCGCTGACAGGTTCTTGTCCTTCTTCATCTGCTTCTCCAAATAATTCAGGGTAGCCGTCAGTAACTCGTTTCCTAAATTGTAAAAAAAAACCGATGCTGCAATGCAAACATCAAGTGGTGCGAACTGCATCAGCTCTTGGTGGTCTTTACTTGGTTTGTACTCGTGGAGTTCGTACTTGTCTTTGATTCGTGTTTTGATAGGTCGGTACATAACCGCCATAGCCTTGTTATAGGTATCCCAACTCTGCAAGTGATTCTCCAAGTCCACATATTCACCGAAAGAAATCTCCTCAAGGTTAGGTATGAATCCAAATTCAACACCACCGATTTTAAATGTCTGCTGAAATGCAGGAGACTGACTGAACAATTCAGTAAAGTGCTGCACCATTTCGTTAAGCGAGGTCATTTTAATCTTGGCTACGTCCGTTAATCGGATGCCGCAGAAAATCTCAATCATCTTTTGAGCTATAAACTCATCATCGTTAGAACCTTTCTGCACGTTCAGGAAGTCCACATAGTGTTTGAGTGGGATCTCGTTGAGTGAGGTAGGTACTTTTACTTGGATTTCCATAATTGTATAACGTTAATTAGTCGTTTTTGTATTCTTGAGCAAGGACATATGAGTACGCTTGTGCTAACATTTGAGCGTGTTTACGCATTGAGAACACATCGTCAAAGACAATATGAATCTTTCTGCCAGTTCGTTTGTAGATGTATTCCTCAACGATAGCCTTCATACGAGGCAGCTCATCGGATTGCGTATTGTCCATAGTTTGAATTTAAACCGAGATTCTCCATCTCGTGGTAGCGAAGTGCATCTATAGCGTGGTCGTTGCCTCCTGCAGGGTTTTTTAGCCTCACTCCGTTTTTATCTACATCCCAACAGTAGGAGCGAAGTTCTTTGATTAGGTTTGTACTTTGCTTGGTGACCAAATACTCTTGCTGCTGCATTACGTCAATTCCATATCGGATTGAATCCTTACCCTTTGTCACTCCCTTAATCGTCTTTCCGTAGCGTCTAATCTCGTCAATAGATTTCGGCTCACTTGAATCAGCGTAGATAGTAACGGCAGACGGAAGTATTCTTGCGATGTCAGAGTTTAACATCCCTGTGCGGTAAACAAGTTCGTTTACTATTCGTTTTCCGTTCCAATTATACACCTCAATTGCAGAGGTCGGGTCATTCGTGTATCCAAAGTCAAGCCCTATACCTATGAGTCGTGCGTCATCAGGTAGCTTGTCTATCTCTTTCCAATTGCCGAACACTACACCCTCAAGCATTCCGACCTCACCGAGTCCGTAAACCCTCCACCAGTTAGCCCAATAGTTACTTGTAATCGCCTTATCACGGTTCTTCTCTATCTGCCTTACTATGCTCTCATCAAGTGCCTCGTTGTCTTTGTATGTAAGGATAATAAAGTCTGCGTCAGGTTCGTCTTTAAGTTCGGTGTGTACCCAAAATTCATTAGCAGGGTTAAAGTCAAGGTAAATCTCTTTCTTTGTACGAATGGATAGCTCAAGGTAAGCGTCAAAGGTTACGTTATTGCACTCATTGATGTACAAGACATCCCTTCTCGCTCCTCGAAGTTTAGATGCGTTATCAGCAGAGAAGAACTCCATCGTACTGCCGTTGGCAAATTCGTATCTCAATAGGGTAGCGTTAAACCTGTCTTCTACAAACCTACCAGTCCAACGCATAATCTTCAAGAAGTCCTTTAGCGCACCTCTTCGAAGGTGTGGTATAGTCTCCGCAACTACTGACACCTCTAATCCTTTTTCACGAGCGCACTTGTCTATCAGCACAGGCAAGATACCAAACGTCTTACCTGCGGATGTGCCTCCTTGAATTATCTTAACTCTCTTGTTGAGTTCGTAGATTTTACGAATTGCCGTCGTTACCTGAAACATTAAAGTTAAATAGTGGTTGCTCGGTTACAATGGTGTTCTCGGTCTTCTCCGTTAGTCCGTTTAAACGTGCAGTTAAGTTAGCGTTGTACTGCCCTACCAAGCCTCCGTTGATTTGGTCTTGACGGATTTCTCGCTTTATGTGTGTAGAGATAGCATAAAATTCGTCGTACGCTTTGTTTTGATTCTGAATGTAGTTCGATACAGTCAGCTCAAACTTATTGAAGCAGTAGACTTCGAAGCCTTCCATTGTGAGTGGACATTCGAGTGGTTCTGCAACCATATCACCAGTCCTTTGGTTTAGGTTGTATTTGTATCTTGGGTTTTCTTTTACCCATAGTTTGTAGCTTTTGAATAGCTCTAATAGATGTTCAGGGCTATCTATCTTTCTTGGTCTTCCTACTTTTGCCATTATTTATTTCGTGTTTTGTTAGTTGTATCATACATTGTGAGTGCCTTACTCCTAAATCAGGGAACTCTTTTACCATTGAGTCATCTGCTATGCATCTTTGCAGAAACTCGATTGGTAGTTCTTTAGGTAGTGGAGTTATTGTAGGCATCTTTTACCTTCTTAAAGTGATCTAAAAATTCGTCTTCGCTTATCTCTTCTAAACACATCAGTCCATCTGCATCGGTGAAGTATTCGATGAGGTGGTGTCCGTCTTTTCGTATCCTCGCTGACATTTCGTGAGCGTACTCAATTAGGTCTCTTCCGTAGTCTAAAAGATAGTATCTCATTTGTTGTATTCAGCGTAGACCTTCTGCATTTTGAATACCAGTTCTCTAAAGCAAGATGCGCAGCTTGTAGGCTCTTGACGTAGATTAAAGATACGGTTGTAAATTGCGATGAGTTTAGTCTGCTCACTTGGTTTAAATGTGTCTTGAGTGAGTACGTTGGTTTCATTTAGCCATTTGTATTCTTCTTCCGTTAGGCAGTTCGTGTTTCGGTAAGGGAATAACTCGTTGAGCTTCTTCTTACGTTCTTCGCAGTTACAATCTTCTCCTAATACAAATTTCGCTACTGATGCAATTCCTGTAGCTTCTAATACTTTTTCTACCGTGTCTCCAAGACCTGTAGATGTTGTTGCTTTTCTTTTTGCCATAATTATATTAATTCAAATTCTTCGTTTAAAAAGTCGGTATAATCATCGCCTACCGATTGACGTATTCTTTCTTTGCAGGATTTTATAGTTAGGAAAATGGACTTTAAACTGATGCCTGTTTCATCTGCTATTTGACGCATTGGTTTTCTCTCGTCTTTGTATATTTTCCATAGCTTTTGATCGTACCAATTCCAACCTTTAATCTCCCATTCTATTCTTTCATAGATTCTCTCTAATGATTCGTGTTTTTCTGCAACTGGTTCGTCATACGATAAGTCGTAAACATCTTTCAAATCTATCATATCCATTCTTTGCTTGCGGATGTGATCTATGTAAACGCTTCGTAATGTTAGCCACATATGCCCACGATTTATATCTTCTCCGACAATCTTGTCTATATGATTTAAACGTAAAATGCGCAGGTATGTTTCTTGCACGATGTCTTCAGCAAGGAACTCGTCACCAAATGTACGGACTACTGATAGCCATTCTTTATGATGTTTTGCTAAAAAAGTAAGTTTGTCCATTGGTTAAATTCTAAACAAATATAAGACTATATTTTAATCAAACAAGTTGCCTACAAAAAAAGCCACCTGTTAAAGTGGCTCTAATCCGTTTAAATATACCTCTCGGCTAACGTAGTTATCTAATTTGTGAAGTGTTGATAAGGTGACGTCTTTGCCTTTGAGGAAGTTGTTTACTTGGAAGTGATGCATCTTGTATCCTAATAGCTTAATGTCCTCTACGATTTGGTTTCGTGTTCGGGTAAGTAGGAGTTTGTGTATCTGCTTCCGTAGGTCTTCGTCATTGATATACATACTAAAAAGGTAGGTCATCGTCAATACTATCTCCAATTGGCGCACGTTCAACTGGTGCAACATATGGCTCACTAAATGCAGCGGAGAAGAAACTTCCGTTTTTACCTTGCTTTACCCAAAGAGCTACTTCCATCTCTTTGCCGTTTACGTTTACCTTACCTTTGTAGTCAGGTTGTTTGTCGCTCGTCTTTTTGTCGTTCTTAAAGATTGCTCCTGTGTTTGTTTTGTTTTCCATTATAAATTATAGATTAAATTGATTACTAAAATAATTGCTACTGCCGTTACAAGTAGCATTGTGCAGATTGCTGCGAGGTATTCTTTTTCAGGACTCATAAATTTAGGTTGTCTTCGTTTATTAATTCGCGTAGTTTATCTCTCCAATAGTGAGTTAATTCCATTTCTGCTTCAGTTGCCTCTTTCTTTCCAATGTATCCGTGTTTAACTACCGAGCGCATTTCTTGGTCAAGTTCGTGACAAATTTGCTTCCATTTCCATCCATCGAGCGCATCTTGTAGCTCTTCCCTTTCGTCGTGGTCAAAGTGTAGTGTTGCTTTCATTGTCTATTATTTGCACATCAATATTCACTTGCTTACCTTCACTCAATATTTGCGACAAATCATCAACCAAGTCTTGAATCAATCGCCAATTACTTGAAGATAGTTTTCCAAGCGTTTGCGTTTCGAAATACTGCTCGTGGTAGGTTGTAGCCTCACCTACTCTTAAAAATTCTGTTTGTATCTTCATTGTTCTTGTTGTTTAAAGGTTTGATTACAATCCGTTCTTTGGCAACTATATCCACCAACTTTTGGCTGACCACACTTGCATTGTTCTTGTTGTTTAAAGGTTATTTTATTCATCATCTGAATCATTTGTATTTAAAAATTCAGGGTCTCTGTATCCTTGATTAAATCCTCTTTCATAAGCATCACCTATCTGCTCCTTTTCCATTTCTTTGGCTTGGTCTAAATATGGATTATGAAATTCATTCCATAACATTTGCTCTGCTAACCATTCTACTGCTGTTTTCATTGTCTTGTTGTTTAGTTTAAAAAAGCCTTTTTTCTCGGAAGGCTAACCTATCTCCCTACGATGAGAACCGCAGCCAATGCACGGTAGTCTACGTTCAACTCGTCAGTTGCATCTCTCGTTTACATTTCGTGTTTAGATATGTGGCAATTTTTACCCCTTATCCTTTTCCATATTGCTTAACTCAATTAAAGCGGCTTTTTGGTTCTTTTTGTATTCGTCTTTTAGTCGCTCGCAGTACAAAGCTGCATCTAACATTTCTTCCTGTAAGTGCGTAACCCAGTCAATGAAGTCTAAATCAGTTCGTGTTAGCATAGTGCCGTACTTTTCAATTCCTCGTTGTGAGCGGTCATAAAACTTGGTCATCACCTTGAGTACAATCGGGTCTTCTACTTGTAGCTTTAGGTTCATAGGAATTTCATTAAGGTGTCGTAATACAATCTGCAATCTTCTATACGGTCTTTGATTTGCTCAATGACTGCTTCGTCTTTTTGCACATAGAATACTTTCACTCTGCGGTTCTTTGGGATTTGACTAAACTCGTGTTTGCGTAGAATCTCCTCACGCAAGTCGTAGTCCTCTTCAATCTTATGCAGTTTCCAATGCGCTCTCCTGATTTCGTCCTCTACCATTTCGATAGGTGTATCAACAAGGCAGTAACAAAGCATTGATTGTTGCTTACCAGTCAACCACATATAACCCTGTAACTGATAAAAGTAGTCTTTGTTAGGAATATCGGTATCAAAAAAAGGAAACGTAGTCGCATCCCAAGAGCTTTTAACGTCAAGCAATACATCCTCCGTGTTTACGTCAGGTGTTCCCTTGATCCAATCGTTCTCAAAATACTGCTCGTTCTTGTAGATAAAGTTTACGTCTAACACATCATTGACAAGCGAGATAGATAAATCCTCAACTGCGTTGCCTTTGTCCGTGTAACGGCTTGAAAACTCCTTCCTGATGCCGTATTTCTCTTGTAGCACAAGTTCGTGGATGTAAGTTTTTGCCGTTTGGGATAGCAGCTCCGTTTTAGAGCGTGGTGTTGCCATAATCTTTCCTATGGCAGAACATCGAATTTTGAGAGCTTTCATAGTGCGTTAAGCATATCAATTTGACCTTCAGTTAATGCAAAGGAGGATTCGAGTTTCTCTCGTGTAAATTCACCTTTGGCGATAGCTTGTACTGCTGCACTAAATCGCTTTTGATCAATAGCAGGTAGTTTCTTTTCAGTCTTTACTTGCTCACCTGATGCGTCCGTGTCTTTGTCCGTTACTAACCCAAGTGCTGCGCTCAAAGCATAGCGGCGGTAGTACGTTACACCTGAACCAAAGCCTTGATAGTCATTCATACCCTTGAGCTGAACGTAAGGAATCATACAAACCGACTCCATAAACTCACCGCTCTCGTGGAAGACAACCGTCTTGAGGCAGTTTTGCCCTTCTTGGTTTGTAAGTTGTTGGGTAAATCCGAGTCCGTGTTTCTTTAGGATAGGATTGATTACCTCAAAAATCTTGGGTAAATCTGCGTAAGAATACCCGTAGCCTTGTGTGGCTTTGTGAATTACTGGCACTTCCTGTTGAAATGCTGCCAAACTTTTAAATAAATTTTTCATAGCGTTTATTATTGCGTGCGTTACGGATGCGCACCCCCCTGTTTAATTAATAACTATCGGAGTAATACTCTTTGACACCATCTATAAATAGATAGCGCTCTGCAAGATACCCTCTTTCATTTTTTACATCAACGTACACCTTTTGTTTTGCCATCCACCCATCTGAATTTAAACCCTCTGCATTATGCTTCTTGCTTAACTTCGCTGCCAGTTTCAATGCTGCGCTTTTTGTTTTGCGCTCGTGCCATTGTAGTATATCCATACCACCGTCAATGCTACATACTTGTATTGAATACATCATAGCGTTTGTTTTTATCAATGAACTTATATACAAATATAAGCATTAATTACATACTAATATAAATTTTAACAAAAAATTAACAATTTTAACTAAATTTTAACAACCTGATTAGTTTTTAAACATCGCTTTGTTTAATATCTAAACACTTTTTCTTGTAAATTGTGATCAATTCTTTCAATTCGTCCTTGGTAAATTTCCTTGTAACTCTTGCTCTTGCTTCAAGTTGATTAAATCTTTCAGCTCCGATTTTGGTTAGTAGGTTAGCTCTATACTCAATTAGGTTGCCTGATAAGAAACTATTAAACCTCTCGCATTGCAGGTGGACGTTATCCTCATCAAAGCGTACGTTCCAATGATTGTTAGCGTTGAAAAAATGCCCTGCGTTTACCTTTTTAGGTACTTGCTTACAGGAGATGCAGAGTTCGTCTTTATCTCGCTCTCTGATGTATTTATTGAATACCATTTGCGCTGCCTTTACGATGTCCTGAACGGTCTCTAAATCGGATTTCATTTGCTTTTTCTTCTTCTGCCAGTTCTTTACTTTGGCTTCCTGAATCCAAGCATCAACGCATATCTTATTCAAGCAAAATTTTTGGTTAAAGCGGATAGGTTCAAACTTCTCCTTGCAGTTCTTGCATCTCATAAAGGCAGTTGTTTTAAGATTTTGTATAGTACGTTAACAACGATGGAGTTTCCTGCTTGCTTGTATGCTTGTGAGTCGCTTACCTTCCAAGTAAATGTATCAGGAAAGTCCATTAATCTAAAGCATTCTCGTGGAGTCAGTCTGCGGATTTTGTAATCGTTTGGTAAAGTAACTATATTACCACCCCAAGTAACTTGACCTGCGTTTAAGGCTGGACACAAAGCATTTGAGTCATAGACACGATTTTGTTGGTATGGTTGTTTTCCGCCTGATTCTGTACTTTGGTTTAATTGCATAACAATAGCTTGCCCACTTCCATCTTCTATCCATCTGAATCCGTCATCTTTCCGATAATCTGCAACTTTTAAAAATGGATTATCATTACTTATTTTACTACACCTTGCCGTTATTACATTTGTAAATTCACTATTTTCATCTAATGGGTTGTATTTATTATATTCTTGGTTTTTTATTAAATTTTTAATACCATCATTACTTAAAAAATACTTATCATCGACATCATACTCCAGCACATCCTTTAATCGCTTGGTCAAATGCTCTTCTCGTGGGAATTGAAATCGATTGTCACCATCATCACGGATACCAATCAAAAACACTCTCTCACGATTTTGCGGAACACCGTAATGCTTTGCATTAAGGACTTGCCAATATAAGTGATAAGGAACGGAATCCTCGTAAGGAAATAGCACTGGCACTCCGTTGACCGATTTTCCTCCGAGCATATTTACCCACTCTTGAAAAGTTCTGCCGTTGTCATCCGATAGTAAACCTTTAACGTTCTCGAATATGAAGAATCTCGGCTTGTTTACCTGAATGAACTCGTGTGAGTTAAAAAACAAAATACCTCTTTTATCCTCTTTTCCTAAACGCTTCCCTGCCAAACTAAATGCTTGACAAGGCGGTGATGTCATGTAAATATCAAGTGACTGCGATGGAATCTCTCGGTCATATACGTTGGTTGGATAGTACTTTGGCTCGCCATAGTTGTGGATGAATGTGTCTCGTGCATACTTATCCATATCACAGGCAAACTCTTCTTCGTAATTTATTCCTAAACGCATTAGAGCTTGGTTGAATGCTCCTACACCTGAAAAGTCAGAACCTACTTTTAGTTTTTTCATAGCGTGTTTTTTTAGTCTATTTCTATTACTTCTTCAATCCAATTTCGAAACAATATCTGCAACTGAATCTGCTCGTCAAATATCTTACCTGCGTTATCTCCGTCTATTCGTAGGATGTCTCGGTCTACTCGTTGGATTTCTTCTGCAAGCATATTTGCTTTGCGTTTGAGTCCTTGTTTAAAGACGTACTGGTCATTAAGGTCTTCGATAAAGTCTGCCAACACAGGAAGGAAGGCGGTCAATGCTACTAATTTTTTTTCTACTTTCATAATTCTACGTTTTTATATTTAATTTCTTCTTGTAATTCTTGGTAGGCTACTCGCAGTTGTGCGTTTCGTCTTGCCAATTGGTTAAGCTCTCGGTTTAGATTTGTGATTTCGTCTTCAAGTAGGTTTATCACTTGAATCGTCTCAAGCAGATACTCCTCGCTTTCTTTGCCTCCGTTGATATAGTCTTTAGCTTCAGGCTTGTCCTTTTCAAGTTTCTCTCTGACGTTCTTAATTCGTTCTTTAACCGTCCAAACGGTTGTTTTAGCCCATAGTATTTTAAGTGATAAATCCATTTTAAAAAGGGTTTTGGTTTGCTAATCTACGGAGTTTATCCGATGTACTTTCTATTTGTCCGTCTTTTGGTATCGTCATTTGCTTCTCGTTTGGTCTAAATGGCGCTAAAGGGTCTACTCCATTTATTTGAAATCCAATACCCGAATTAAATTCACATATGACAGGAAAATCCATCTCGGTATGTTTACCGCCTGTTTCCATATCCTTTACCTTTTCTACTTGAATCCAAGTTTTGTATTTATGTTCAGGGTGCTTAATCAATCGGTGAATTACCAACATATCATCGCAGCGGTTAGTAAAGCTCTTACCGCCTTCAATATGGTCTTTTAAAGGTGCTTTTAAATGTCCTTTTAACTCTCCTTCTGCATACAAGTTACCTCCTCTTCCTGATTCGGAGTTAGGGTGCGTGTTTATGTAGATTGTCATTCCGTTTTGATTCACAAACTGACGTGCCTTATTCATAAATTCGTAGTTACCTGCAAAGCTCATCTCTCGGTCTAAACCTGTAAAAGGGTCTATAAGTCCTACTTTGCACCCACTTTTCTCAAATTGCGCCAATATTTCTTCAGGTTTGTACAATTTCGAGTTATCTATGAACGTAAAGAACTGCTCCAAGTACGCAAGATCACCGCTGATTTGATTGTGGCTTAATTTACTGAAGTGCTTGCCTCTATACATTTGAATCATATCACGCAGGATTTGCCCTTTTTGGTTCTCGCCTGACCAAATGCAGAACGTTAGTCCGTGTTTAAGTGCGAGCGTAAGGAAGTACCAGTTAATCCAATATGTCTTTCCGACATTATCGTGTCCTAAAATAATGTTTAGTTGTTTAGGCTTGAATCTTAAATGCTCATCCAAAAAGCAGTCAAGACCAAGTCCTTGTTTTATTTTACCATCTCGCACATCGAGCAGGTATTGTAGTGAGTCTCCTTGTTTTAGTAGCATCAGTTATTTTTTAATGCGGTTAATAATCTATCGTTTTCCTTCTCAAGCCAATTAGCGTTAAATCCTTTCCACGAACGCTCTACGCATTTTCTTAAAATATTGTTACGATCTCCTCCGTGTTTTTGTACTTGGCTTATAAATGAGTTGAACGCAGTTTCAGTATTTACGGCTTTCAATTGTTTACGAACTTCCATCCATTCAAGAGATAACTTTTCGTCAAATCCGTTTTCAAGTAGCGAAGCTAAAAAGCTATATTTATTATTCTTTTCATTCTTTTCATTCTTGTTTGTTGTTAGTTGTTTGTTAGTCGCTTGTTGATTGTTTGTTAGTGGCTTGTTAGTCTCATCGTTTTCATCTTGGTAACATTCATATTTTGAGATAGTTACGATAGTAAATTGGCTTGTTGATTTTACTTCAATTTCGTTCGTCTTTTCCAACTTTTTTAAAATGGTTCTAATCGTCTGAATTGAGATACCAGTAGCGTTAGAAATGTTACCTAAAGACGAAATGAACTGACCTCTTTTTACTTCAATGCCTTGCCATTTACCATCCTTGTGGTTAGCTTTTAAAAGCATATAAATAAACAAGTGTACTGCCTCCGATTTATTGAACCATTCCCACTCTAAAAATTTGCGATGTATTTTAATCCATCCGATCATAAAAATATTTTAAAATTTTAATCAAGTCTGCAACCTCTTCTTTTTCAAATGTTAAATTTGAATTTGGTTTTACAATTAACTTACCAGTCATTTCTCCAATGTAGATAGTAAATTCATCTTCATTTAATGTTACAAAAGAATCTTTTTCAGTCATAATATAATTTTTAGTCAATAAAAAACCCCTGCATCTCATCGCGGCTGGACTTGCGAATCAATACAAGGGTCAATAATACCTTAAGAGTTTATGGTGTCCAGCCAACTCGTCTACAAATATAACGTATAACTTTCAAAAAGGTTGCATCAGCTATAAATTTTTTTCGTATTTCCCTAATTTTATGTGTCGCTGAATTTTCTTGAACTGGCTATAAGTCTTCGCTTTTAGAACGTCTTTTATCAAGTCAGGTGAATCATCGTAGTAAGGAAGCGTTGCACCGTATAAGACCTCGTCTATTCGCCTTGTAGCTATCTTGTAGTCTTCGTATCCGAAACGATGTAAGTCTTCGTGTTGACGTAGTCCGTGAAGGATAGTAGCGTGATGTTTGCCGCCAAACATATTTCCTATTTCAGTTAAGGTGTAGTCAATTTTGCGTAGTTCGTTGTAGAGGTAGTATCTGCGATATAAATAATCTCTGCTGCGGTTTTTTGATTTTAAGCCGTATTCATTGATCAGGCTTTCTATAATTTCTACTTTTGTCATTTCGGTTCTATTGGTGTTACTATAAATTTTCCGTCATTGTATCTGCCTGTCACAAGTAAGTCGTGTTTCTTCCAATAGGCTAAAGACTGCGATGTGAGTATCCATTCTTGGACTACTGCCAGTCCTATTTTGTATGTTAGTTTGTATCTCATAGCTTTTCAATTTCTTGTTTTACTTCTTTCCAAAAATCCAAATGATGTACATATAAAAAAATTGTATCATTTTTAAGTATCTCATCAACTGCAATCAATGCGCATTTAATTGAATCTTCGTAAACCTCATCGTGCATTAAAACGGATGCAAATTGCTCTACTAAATCTATTGCTTTTTCTTTCGGTGTCATAACTTTTCGATTTCTTGTTTTACTTCATTCCAAAAATCTATTATTAATCTATTTTGCCAAGCATTCTCGTGTAAAGCCTCAATTACTTCATCAACTTCAATCAATGCCATTTCAACGCATAAATTGCCATCTGCGCTTCCCGTTATTTCAATTTGTTTTTGGAATATTTTCATCCAAATCTCTTGTGCTTTTTCTCTCGGTGTCATATCTCTTGCATTTTAATTTCACAAATTTGGTGGTAAAGGTCGTGGTTGAATGATGTCCAAAATCGGTTCACTTGGTAGTTATTAAATGCCCCACATATAGCCCTCGTCGTTGTAGGCTTCAACGTAGGCATCTTCAAACGTGTTTGCTTCGTAAAGTCTTTCAAGGCATTCATCGCATTCTCTTGTTTGTTTAATAGTGAGTTTTTCATCGTAGGTTTTTTTAGTGATTTTATAATGAGCGTAAGCATCGTAAATTTTGATTTCGTATTCGGCAAGGATTTCTCCGTTAGTTTCCGTGTCTCCTTCGTCGTGTAGCGTTACCATCAGGTAAACAAAATTTAGTTCGCTTGGTGAGTAAACATCAAAGTCTTTAAGTTCAGGTACAATCATCTTATTTAAATTTATCGTTATAAACGTGATTAACATATTTGTCAAAAGACGGCTTGAGTTCGTAGCTTTGCTTTTGGTAGGTTTGATTATCTCGTGTTTTCGCATCCAAGACTGGGTAGCTATTTGTGCTTTGCAACCAAATCAAGAATAACACGATTAGAACTGCAATGACTGCGCCTGCTAAAGTTTCTTTCTCGTCCTGATTCAATCCCTTGAACCAAACTACATACTGATTAATTGTTTTCATTCTCTTCGATTTTATCTAAAATGTTTACTAATGCACCCCATTGCGCTTGGGTGTGTAGCGTACCTCGGTCATCGTATCCGAAATATTTACGTTGTTCCTGAAGCTCTGCGTAAAGCTCTCTTTCTTCGTTGAAGATTAGTTCTAAAATTTCTTCTTTTGTCATAGCGTTGTTTTTAAATGCGCGTTAACCGAGTCGCACCCCTCGTTTGATTAATATAATGTCTTTTCGTATTTTATTTTTTCTTCTAATATTATTTGTAATTCTTCAATTCTATGTAAATCACTCATTAAGTCTGCTGGATTTAATCTATTAATTATTAATTTAAGATTATTAATTTCATCTCTTACAATTTGTCTTTCGATGTTTAAATCTTCAAATATCATAGCGTTTTTGTTAATTAGTTATATGCAAATATAGATACTATTCACAACCTACCAAACTTTTCCACAACTTTTTTTAACATTTTTTTAGATTTCCTTATTTTACAAGGGTTGTAGACGCAAAGTTTTTTTTACGTTTTAAGCCTATAACCTTACGATTTGGGTACTTTGTTTAAGGCTATAACCTTTATTTTCTATACATAAGCTGCCTAACGTGTATAGATTTTGCGATTTTCTATACATATAACGTACCCTATAAGGTACAAAATATTGTGATTTTGTCCTTTTTATGACAAATTATTACCTATCGGGT